TTCGGGAGCACGGTTGACAACACCACCTTCCTTGAACCGCCGACGACCGTGTACCTCCTGAACACTCCCGTGGTCAGCGCGTCCGTGGTCAAACTGAAGCGACTGAGGGGGACGGAGAGGACGCTGGTAGCAGAGCAGGACTACGTCGTTCGCAAGTTCGGCATTGACGTGTTCGGGGCGTACGCGGATGACCTAGTCACCGTCACCTACACTGGCGGCCTCAACGGATCGGCGATACCAGCGATCAAGTTGCTGATCCTTCGCGCCGCGACGAGGGAAATGCAGAACATGCACGACGACGTGGTCGGTGTGAAGGATCTGGAGCCGCGCAACGTCGCTCCGATGCAGACTGGTTTTCTCGAGACCGAATTGATGTCTCTGAAGAGGTATCGCAAGAATCGGTACGGCTGATGGCTGACAAACTGGTCATAAAGGTCGACGCGAAGAAGGCGATTCTTCGCATGGTGATGATGAAGAAGCGGGCGAACGACATGCGCCCGATATTCCGTCGCGCGAGGGTCTGGCTCAGGTTCGCCAACCAGGAAAATTTCAGGCAGGGCGGTCTGCCATCCGGCGGATGGTCACCGCTTGACCCGCAGTACGCAGCATGGAAGAGAGCAAGCGGACAGGGCGGGGACACAATGATTCGCACGGGCAGGCTGTTCAGGAGCCTCTCGTCGCTCAACGGCCCGCCGAACAACATTGACCTGATGGATGCGACATTCGGAACGCGCGTCGAGTACGCGAAATTCCACCAGTACGGAACGACGAGGATGCCGAAGCGCAAGGTCGTCTACGAGCCGGTCGGGTTCGCAAAGAAGTTCGGCAAGACCGCCGCCACCTACATATGCCACGGCGAGATACGATCCGTTAAGGAGTCAATGCTGTGACTATGTACCCGATGCACGGACCTCAGTTCGCCAAGCAGTACGTGAACGAGTACCTCAAGGTGGAGATGCCGAAGCGGCTGATCAGGTACAGAAACGGCTGGAACATCAGCAACGCTGACCTGCCGGATCCGGACGAGTATCTCGCCTACGAACCGATAGCCCTCGACCGTTGGCCGACGCTCATAACTGTCGCCATATCCACGAACTCATTCGAGCAAATCGGGTGGGACGCGATGCATCCGCTCTACCGGGTCCAGTACTCGATGAGGACCTACGCCTGGGCGCGCACCGAGGGGTCCGAGCAGACGACCGTGATGAGGGACAGGCTGACGGTCGTCGTCAGGTCGGCGCTTCTCGACACCCCGTGCCTCGATGCCTCCGATCCGAGGCAGTCGTTCAGGGTGCAGATAGACCAGACGAGCATGCGCGAGGAATTCTCCGACGTCACCCTCCTCAAGGGCGACAGGATGCTCGCCGGCGCCTACGTCTCCTACAACCTCAACATAGACGAGATCCTCCACAGGGAGGACATAGCGGATGTTTCTGAGATAAAGATCGAGTACCAGTCCAAGGGGCCGGGCCAGTCGTTCCCTGAGAACGGCTACACCAACGAAATCGTCGTTGATTAGTCTATTATTGTAGTATGTTTAAGCGTCTGTCCAGCCGTGCCGAGGATCCGGGGTTCCCCGACGCGGTGCTGCTCACGAACAAGTCGCAACATTGGCTTGAGGTGACGGATGACGGCATGACGATTCCCCCGCACAGCCATGCGGCCATAGACAAATTGTCGGCCTCGTTGTCGCGGCTGATACCCCAACTCATAGATGATGGCCTGCTTGCCCTCTCTGGGGCGACCGAGGCGCCCGCCCAGCCGCAGAAGACGAAGCGCAAGCGCAGGGGGGACGACGCCCCGTCGACGGAATCGCATCCGGTGGCAGAGGAACCAGAAGTTGCTAATTTAGTTGCCGAACCCGAACCAGAAAATTGGGTATCATCTAACGAGAGCATAGTCGGGCTTCCGACGACGGACGAAATTTAGCGAGGTATCATGCCAGGCGTAGTCATCAACACTTCGGTCCGCACAGGACCATCGGTCGCACTCCTCAACGAGGCGTCGCAAGCGTTCTTCGTCGGCCTATCCGAGCGCGGTCCGTCGGATGTCGCCGGCCTCTGCACGAGCCTTGAGCAATTCGAAAATGTGTACGGTGGCTACCAGGCCTACTCTCTCCTCCACCCGACCGTCGAAGCCTTCTTTGAGGAAGGCGGAGCCCAGTGCTACATCGCCAGGGTCGTCGGCTCGGACGCGCAAAAGGGTGTCCTGAATCTTGACGATGCCGTAGTCAACGACGGCGTGTCAATAGTCCTCACGGCCAACGGAGCCGGCTCATGGAGCTCGAACCTGTCCGCCCAGGTTGTAGCGGGGACAGTACCAGACTCCTTTGCGGTCAAGATTCTCCTTTCTGGGGAGCAGATTGCCACGACCGGCAACTGCACCACACGCGAACAGGCGGTCGGAAAGATCAACCTGCACGCCGAGGCGAGCAAGTACCTGGTCGCCTCGCTCGGGGCGGACACCAGCATTCCCGCCGTGATGGCCTCACCCGCCTCCCTCACCGCCGGCAACGACGACAGAGGAGCCGTCGTGGACGCAAACTACGTCACCGCTCTCACTCTGTTCAACGATGCACTCGGCACCGGCTCGGTCGCGTGCCCGGAGTCGGCCACGTCAACCGTGTACTCTGGCCTCCTCGCGCACGCGAATGCCTACAACAGGATTGCGATTCTGCACGGAGCATCGAATGCGACGATCGCGAACATAAAGTCGTTCGCGCAGACGATCATCGCCAACGAGACCAACCTCGAGCACGGCGCCCTCTACTACCCGTGGGTGTACGCACCGACGGCAGTAAACGGAGTGAACAGGCTGATACCGCCGGACGGGTACGTCGCCGCGGCGAGGTCGAGGACCGTGAACGGTACTGGGTCGCACGTCCCCTTCGCTGGCGCGGCCTCGGAGGCGGCGTTCATCGTCGGCGTGGTCACGGACATTGACAGGGCGAACGGCAACGCCCTTGACGAGGAGTGCGTCAACGCGATTCGCGTCATCAGCAACACGATCCGCGTGTACGGAGCAAGGTCGCTGTCCCAGGACACGACGAACTTCAGGTACATAACGTCACAGGACACGATCAACGGGGTGGTCACCCTCGCCTACAGGGCCCTGGAGCCGGTGGTGTTCTCGGCGATAGACGGCCGCGGCACGGTGTTCGCAAACATCGAGTCGCGCCTGATATCCGTCCTCGAGGGATTCCGCATCGCCGGCGCCCTGTTCGAGGCGTTCGGCACGAACGGCCAGAGGATTGATTACGGCTACACGGTCCGATGTGATGCTAAACTAAATCCAACGTCAGAATTGGCGAATGGCAAAATTAGGGCCAAGGTCGGCGTCAGAGTGTCCGGCGTCGGCGATCGCATCGAGGTCGAGATAGTCAAGTCCAGCCTGACCGCATCGGTCACCGCATAACGGAGGAAAAATGGCAAAGGTAGCTCAGAGGCAAGTCCTCGCATCAATCGCACCGAGCACGACAGGCCAGACCGGCCTTGGGACGGGTGGCGCCACGAAGCCCCCGTCTTTCCCGAGCGGCTTCAAGTTCGCCCAGGTCTCTGGCGGCGAGATAACCGCGTCCGTGGAGAAGATCTACGAGGGCGGGAAGTTCCGACCGACCGTTCTCTGCGCCCCGGCGGAGATAGGCGACATCACCCTCACCGCTCACTACGACGATGACAGCGCGGCCGGCGGACTCGCCACCGTGATTAAGTCCCTGCGGCAGTTCGTCGGGGTCGGCTTCTACGACGTGACGATTCAGAACTACAACTGCGGCATCACCTCGTCCGCGCACGACCGCCTGTACAAGTCGGCGCTGCTCGTCGGGCTGACCGAGCCGGATGGCGACTCGTCGTCCGGTGCCCCGACAACCTTCGCCCTGACCTTCTCGATAAGCGACATCGACGTCCCCGCAACAACCCCGGCGGCGGCAACCACCAGTTCATAAGCCCCCGACGACGGCCTAGCGGCCCCTCGGATTAGTTGCAACGGACGGACCTTGTTGTTGCTAGGTTGTTGCCGTCACCCCAATTCACCGAAGGGAATAATATGTCAGATGCACTCTACTCCTCCGACGCATCGGAGGAACAGCCACAGCCGAAGAACGCCGACAGCAAGAAGGCGCCGAAGCAGCCGGAGAAGCAGGAGACCCTGCTGGACAAGCTCACGACGGCGATCGGCGAGAAGGTGCGCAGGAAGGACGTG